GTAACTGCACCACCGCCGATCTCGCTAGTAGCAGTGGCACCACTACCACCGCCACCAGTAAAAGTAACAGTGGGTGCGGAGGTGTATCCCGATCCGCCATTATCCAGGATGACCTGCGTCAGGCGCCCGTCAAACGGCAGCGTGGTCTGCTCAACCTCAAGTGTCTCATGCCACAACGCCGAGTTGACCACATTCTCATGATGTTGGCGGATGAACTCTTTGCACCGGGTCTTCGACGTATCGTCAGTCTTGTTGACCAGGTGGCAGACATATGTGGCGATGTCGGTGAGCGTCATGCGAAAATAACCAGATTTATGCTAAACGGATTTACAGCAGCCCCAATACGACTCCTAAACTGGATCGAAAAAGAACTACTTGAATCAATGGTCACTTGGCTGAGCGCAATTGCGTATGTCGTGCCAGAATATCGATAGAAAGCATTCGCCATTACGCAATAATCCGTTACCGAACTATCCAAATCCGTTGTGATCGGAAAAGCGACCAGTCCACGGTTACCGGTAAAAGAATACGTCGGTGAATCCAAATTAAAACTGGCATCTACGGTAAGCGTCCCATCATCCTCATTATAATCTTTATCGTAGCTCAACTTCGCCCAAGCCTTTGCCAGCATCGATCCGCTCTGATTGACCGTAATGACATCAGCGTCCACCGTCCCGACAGTACTTGGGTCTATCGCCCGCTCCTGGGTCGCCAAACGAACCACCCCGCTGGTCGTTGTCAAAGCGGGAAGCGATTGAATCGTGTCGGTGACTGTCGCTTTCCTCAACTTGTTGCCAGTGCCGTCAGCATCACAAATCAGAACAGTGTCGGCGGTGGGCGCAATCGTGAAAGAATCAGACTTGCCGCTGATCAACGTGTCCGCCACTCGAATATCCGCCGCCGCCGAATCAGTCGCATCCAACTCCAGGTCGGTGTCGAATTTAACCGCATTAATCGAATCGGTTGTCCCAACCAACAACTTGTTTTCATCGACATCCGCCCCGTTCGACATAGCAATATCAGTCGGATTGGCGGCAGCATCGGTGGCATTCACTTTGACCGTCCGGGCCGCCATGTCGTTCAGCTTGCTGTTCTGAACCGCGTCATCCACCAACTGCCCGGTGTCCACCGAATCATCAGCCATGTTGGCGAGTGTTACGGCATCATCATCGATCTTTGCCGTGACGACGGCATCGTCATCAATCGTACAATCCGAGATAATATTGTTCAGCTTCGCGGCAGTGACCGTGTCACCGTCGCTGAACGTCTGGGTGGTGGTTAAACCCGCCATTTAAAGCCTCCTAGATAGCCTTCTTAATGATTTTCTTTTTCGGGGCAGGAACATGGCTGGCAGCATCAAGCGCCGCTTCAGCCGCATCCTCCGCCGCATCCTGGGTCTTCGCTATGCCGTGCCTCAGAAAAAGCGCCAGGACGCTGGTCGTGCAAATCTGCAACATCTCAGCCAACTGAATCTCGCCCGTGAACCACGCACCCAATGCCCCAACTATCGCCGCCAATGACGCCCATAATGTTTTGCTCGTAATCATGTCCTATTTCTCCAAAATTAATTTTCGTATCTTCAAGCCGATATAAACCAAAGTCATTAAGCCTATGCAGACCTGAACCACTTCTCCTAAATGCAAATAAAACGACGAGATCCCGCCGCTGCCAGCCGCAATGACTTTGAGATCATCAAAATTCAACCTTTCGCGTCTCCCGTATTAAGTTGACTGTGTCCGCTCCCAATCATCCCACCTCTCCCGCCAATCACTCGGCAGTATCTTTCCAAGCTACTTTCTCCACAACCGTCTCGGCGCGAACCACAACTGTCTCGCTGGTTTCCTCCACCGCTTCAACGGCGGGAGTGATTTCGTAAGACTCCATAACTGGCGTTTCGTGTTCGCCAATTTCCTCACCGGCATCGTTGTAGAGTTTATGCTTCGTGACTTGCGGAGTGCTGACCGTTTTGGTGACTGTCTCGGTGACGGTCTTTTCAACAAACTTGCCATCGACTTCTTCGATTTTTGTCGTGGAGACTTCGCTTTCTTCTTCGCTAGAAACTACAACTTGCCGCTCGCCCATCACCGCATCAACGGCGGGTTGCGCTGGCGTCACTCGTTCCTCGGTGATTTCAGCGTTCTTCGCGCCACCGGCAATCCACGCCTCGAATGATTCAAGCGGTGTCTTGTCCCCCAGTTGCGGAACGTCTGCCTCTGGATATTGCTTGCGAAGTATGCCGCACTTTAGCGTGTCCTCTTTCGCGTCAAGATGCGCTTGTGGGTCGGCATCTTTTGGAATATCGCCGTGCCACTTTTTAGTGCCGTCGAAATCAATCGAGAAGTAAACCGTTTGGTCGGTGTCGTTCTCGCGTTTGCTGTTAATTGTGATTGCCATTGTTCTATCGAAGTTGAACTGCGTTGTATCGTAAGCCGGTGATGTCAAGTGTGCTATCACCAGATGCGTCGATGACGTAATCAACGTCGCCGTCGCTGGTGCAACCTACGAAACCAGCAGAAGAACGGATACATCCGTTGCTGACTGCGGGTAGACCGGCGACATATGTTTGCAATGTTGGGCTGCCGTTCAGTCCGGTGATTTGCATTCTAGTTTCGGTTTCACCAGACGGGTCGGAATCTCGAATTTGCAACCAAGCGTGAACCGCTTTCGCACCTTTAGGAATCTTACCGTCAGAATCCGCTTCAAGGTTCAAGCTAGTCGAATTTACATTGCTGTAACCGTTGGCAACCAGTTTTGAACTGAATTGAGACTCACACCAAACAATCTCCCCGCTCGGTCGCGAATAATTCCCCGAGCCGATTGCGCTGCCTAGCACCAAAATCGGGCTGGAGATGTAACAGGTTTTATTCGCGATTTGATTGACTCCAGTAACAAACAAACCGGGACTTGCGCTTATCGTTTTTGTAACTTCCAGCCACTCCCAACCAGTAGCTCCAGAATGTATGTCCGAACTGTCCATCCCCGTCCACGGTAGCGTTGTGTCGTTGATAAATACAGATGGAGTACTTGAATCGCTGACATAAACCCACGCACCCATTGTGACTGTTCGCCCGGCATACTTTTGGAGATTGATGCTGTCGGTAAATGGGTAACTTGGTTTCGAATAAACCTGCATCGTCGATGCGGCGTGGCTTGTCATCTTCAACGAATAGAAACTGCCATCGTGAGTTAAAGTGGCATCGTTGTGCTGTCTCCATATGTCACCGTATTGAGAACTACCGTTTTTATCCCACCCGTCAAATGCTTTGCTATTACCATCCACGCACCCCGGCGTGACTTCGTAGCCAGTTCCCGGTGTTCCAGAGTCGCTTTTGCTGGTGTCATTTAATGTGAAAGAAGTGTCATCAGTTAATGCGGTAATCTCGAAAACTTCGCTATTAAAATCCCCGGCGTTGAACTTGAACAGTTTGCCAACAGCCAGACCTTCCGTTTCAGTAGTAGTGCAAACGCCGCTTGTGACATCGCTGACGGTTATTTGAGTTCCAACATCCTCCAGCGTCGAGTTACTCCACACATCGAAGCCGGAGTTGGTCAGCAAGTTTTCTTTGAGGACGCCGTTGGTTTCGACGATGCCGTTCGAGAATGTCGAGATGCCGGTATCTCGCGCAATCGACATTGCTACCGCACCCGCCGCTGATGAGTTGTGCCGAAATATGTTGAATGTGTTTGTTGCCGCCGTGAACGCTGTTCCGTCGAGAGTTGGGTCGGGCCTCCCCGCATACAGCAATGAGAAACCTTGAGTGCCATTGCTGCTGGTGTTCTCATTAAACAATATTCGGCCACTCGCGTCAGTGGCCGCATTGCCAAGCCAAATTGCATCGCCATTGACTTCCAGCTTCGCGTCTGGTGTGCAGCCAACCCCCACGTTGCCACTCACCGCCAACTCCCCATCTGCCGGTGTCGCCGCAGTCGTTCCTATGCGAGCCGACTTGCTGTTGAGTTGTTCAATCGGCGTGATCTGAAAAATTCCGGCTGATGCCGTGGCATCCCCGGCTCCCGACCTAGACCGCACACTCAATGATCGTTCCGGGTTTGCAAATGCAAAATCGAGGTCAGTCACGCAGTTGCTCCACTGATCCGCTATCGGCACTGAAGCGTTCTCATAACAAGCTGTAACCTCCGCCGCTGAAAGCAATTTCTTCCACGTTCTCCAGCGATAAAACACGCCGGTCACTCCGTAATCCGATACGCCACCAAGATAACCGACTGCCGTGCCACTGTTGTCCAAATCAACCGCACTCGATCCGCTAATGTCAACGGTTGCAACCGAGTTGCCGTCCTTATACAAAGTAGCCAAAGCACTCCGGTCGAACGTCATCACATAATGAACCGGAGAACCGTAATCGGCGGACATATCATACGAGAAATCGTAATCCGCCCCATCAAACGTAAGCTCTATCTTGCTGGATGCGGTTTCGCTTGTTATTTGAAACTCGTTGTTGCCCCCGGAAGTGTAAAGATATTTGCTGTTCGCGTTGCCAGATGACTGGTCAATGATGAACTCAATCGAAAAGTCGCTTGTCCCAAATACGCCGCCTGCCTCATATTCAAGCTGAAGAAGCGCACCGTTTGCGAAGTCCAAGCCTTGGCCATCACTGCTGTTGACCAGATGCGTTATTATCTCGCCGCCGCTCGTCGAACGGTTGTAGGTGTAAGTTGCTAGTCCCATCGGTTAGTTTCCTTGTCGACCCGAATATGAAAGATTGATCTTTGCCCCGGCAGTGTCAGAAATAAATGAAAGTTTTTCGGTGTATCCGGCTAAATTTAATGTGCCGCCTTGACCGTCTGCCGCTGTGGTTCCCGCCGCCAGAATCAGCGTGTAGTTTGAACTGCTCGCTGGGTTTCCAATTTCGTCGTCCGTTAAGCGGACATATACAGGAGACGTTCCTACGTTTTGAACCATACAAAAAGCCGGGGGCATATTAGTTGCTGCCATTGAGTAGGCAGTCCCGGCAGTTGTCATGTTCAGTATGTTATTAGTTGATGCTCCGAAATTGTGGAACAATTCATTTTGTGTTGCCATAATCTATAACCCCCAAACTTTCTTTACTTTGTTTTTGCTGTACCCGCTTTTCCAGCCGTTCTGTTCCTGCTTGTAATACCCGCGCTTGATCATCTGCGACTGAGTCGGGACTGCTTGCATCCCGCCAATCGCAAAACTCGGTTGCACCCCCAACTTGAACCAGGTGCCTGTTCCATCACTAAAATTATCGAGATCCGGGGTGGCACGAACCTCTCGCACCTCCCCGGTCTCGCGATTCTCGAAGTCGAACAACGGCATTGTAGCTCGACTTACGGTGTTGCTGCGTAAAGCGCAATCCAGTATTGCGTTCCACCCACATCCACCAGGATAGCCTTATCGGTGCCGCCTGGTGCCGCACCGCTACCCGTCACATCCGCTGTGGTAACATTGTTTTCACCATCAGTGACTGCGGCTGCCGTTCCGCTAAACTTAATAAACGGAGTGGCCGAATTAGCGGTTGATTCATCACCGACGGATGCTTTAAGCTCAAACGGTTTAACCGTACCAACACCAGTCGCATTGCTGGCGATCCGCCGTCCTTCTCTTCCTCTCCCAACTATTCTTGTACTCATATATTATAATCCTCCTGCCTGGTCGATTTCTTCCATCGCAGCAACCAGTTCGTCCCGATCCGGGACATCGTCCGCCACTGCTTCATCCACAACCTCCTCGGCATACGCCGGTTCACCGTTCACCGACTCCATGCCAACCGAGGCATACTCGTCGCCAATCGATTCAACCGAACCTTCGACGGTGAAACTAACCGCATCACCGACTGCCGGGACAATCATGGAACCGTCTTCGTCCGCGATTTGAAGCGCGGAAATCGGAATATCTATTTTAGGCATAATAAAACGCCCGGGAGGCTATTAACCTCCCAGGCTTATTGATTAGCTGTAATTGGTGACCGAATAGATGTTCACCGCGTGCGCCGAGTTGATTATCGCAGCACCGTAGTAGAACTTGAATCCGACCGTGGTGTACTGATTCAATGGGTCGGTTTTATCCGCACCTTGACTGATGATCATCTTCGGTGAGTACGCACTCATCGTGGTTAGATCCACACCGCCATACGATTGGTCGCCCACGACGAATGTCGAGTAGTTGGCACCTGCCGCCGTGTAAACATGTTGTGTGGTTTGCCTAAACGGATTGGTCGTGCTGACCACACGAACACCCATGTACCGGCCAACCTCGCCTTTGAATAGATTGTCCGGGTTGCCATACTTGCTGGCTTCCAACCAATCATCGTCGTTCATCAGGTCGCGGGCAACTTCCGGTGCCATGATGGCCGTGAAGTATCCGCCACTCGGACGAGCGTTGTTAACACGCAACTCAGTCGCCGCATCGAGGATGTCAAGCGCAGTCATCGCGTCATCGGTTCCACCGACTGTCGAATAGTCGGTCGCCGCACCCGCATAGCGCAGGCCGATTGCCGTCGATTCGCCCAAGACATCGCGCAATTCAGAATCAACTTTCAGCGCCGCATCCTGTCCGTTCTGGACGGTTGCCTGCTCCATTGTGTCAAATAATTGCACTGCGCTTAACAGGTCACTAATTGTCACGGTCTGTCCGAATTGCTCGAGTGAAACGTCCACCGTGGTGAGGCTTAACTGCTTGGAGTTTCCAAGCGTCACCAGCGTGCCTTCCGTCATTGTCTGGACATCCGTTGTTGCGGATTCCGGGTAGCGGAAGAACTTAATCGTCTTGTGACCCGCCTTACCGGGTAACGGTGCCTTATATGCAAACTGATCAAGAACAATCGTCTTGAGCGTTTGTGTGAGTAATTTCTTGTCTAAATATCGTTGAATCTGGTCACTAATGCCAGAGGTCGTTGATAGAGTCGTTCCTGCCATAATATTTTATCTCCTAATTAATTTGTTTAATTTGTTGCGAACATGCCAGTCCCGGTGTCATCCGCAGTCTCCATCGCTTTCATCAATTCCGCCCGTTGCTGCTCAACCGGTAAACTGTCAAAAGTTTCGACTTCGAGGATGTTTCCTCCAGGTTGGCTCCCGTTCAGTTGTGTTTTTTCTTCGTATTCAGCGACCTGCTTCTTGAGATCGCTGACCTGTTTTTCCAGTGATTCAGCCCGGTTGGCCTGGAGGTACAGCGTCGCACCATCGACTGCATCGGTGATGCCTTCGGGGTACTGCGTCAGAACCGGCTTTTTGTGAAGCAACTGATTGACCATCAGAAACAATTTGCTGTCCTGATCGTTCAAGTCTTTATGCTCCGCCGCCGCCGCTTTCCAGTTTGCGTCCCACTTGGCCACAAACTGGGCCTGCTGCGTTTTTGCGTCCTGTTCAGTAACAGCCACCCGCGCCTGCTTCGCCGCTTCTGTCGCCGCTTCGGCATTCGCATGGTCGCCTTCATCCTCGAACTCTTTGGCTATCGCCTCGTATTCCTCGGCTGAATAACGACTGGTTGCCGACCTTTGCTGGATTTCGGCCAGAGACTGGGTCTGCTGTTCCTGATAAGCCGCTTTCTCGGTCTTTAACTCGGCACGCTCTTTCTTCAACGCCGCTTTCGCGTCATTAACCTCGCGCCAGGTCTTGTTAGCCCGCTCCTGCGTCTTTTTCGCCCGGGCATACTTCGACTGGGATTTCTCCTCGTCCTCCGTTTGCTCGGGCTTTTCCTCCCCGGACGATTCTTCGTCCGCCGGTTTCTCCGGTTCTACTTCTTCACTGGGTTTGTCTTCAGGTACAACTGATTCCTGATCGGGTTCCTCGGCCTGCGGCACCGGGGATATGTTCGCAGTGTCAAACGCGGAAGCATCGGCTTCCGCCAATGCTGATAGCAATTGCTCGCGCTCGACATCCAACTCGACTGGTTTTTCCATCGTTACTTCAGACATAAATTTATTTTTATCACCTGTTCGGGGATCGCCGGTAGGATTCGACAGCAGCCCGTAAACGTCTATCCCGCCGAGTTGTCGGGAGCGGAGAGACCCGCGCTCTTGGGCTTGGCTTCGACTTTGGCTTTGGCTTTGGCTTTGGCTTTGCGCGTAGCCCATGGTGAGGCCGAGAAAAACCGAGCTGATCGCCGGGGTTATCTCGTTGAGCAGGCCTGGTGGCTCTTGGCGTTTGTAAATCGGTTCTGTTGCGCCCAGCCGAAGTCGAAGGCGCCCCCGGTGGCTTGGGCTTGGGCTTGGGCTTGGGAATTGTTTTGCGTGCAGCCCGCGCTTGTGCCTCCGCAGCCGGTGATGAATACCCGCTGGATATGAATTTTCGTAAGAATCCTGTTTTTCCTGTTGCCATCTTTTATGCGCTCCTCCGCATCCACTCCAAATCATCGGTTACCCCGACCACTTCCTCCTCCGGTTGGCTCCGTATCGATGCCATACCGTCCAGTGTTGCCAGCGCGGATTTGAACCCGGCAGCATGCCCGACGAGGTACGCCAGGTCTCCTGGAGACGAAATTAGTTGGTCGCAATTCTGGAAATGCAAGTTTCGCAGGTGGGAGTTTAGTTGTACCCCGACTTCAGACTTCATGAATGTCTGCAAGTGCGCGGCGTGACTGTTCGTCCACTCGGGAGGATCAGACCACCGCAACACCTGGCGGAACTGCTTCCACATTCGCCATCGGTTCCTCAATCGATTCCACATTTTGTTGTTGCGCCTGTTCAGCAACCGCTTGTTGCATCTGGGCAAATAAATTCTTTAATTCCTGCTCAACCTGGCGACCGGTCTTCGGGTCGGCTTCTTTCAGCTTCTCCAAATGTTCGCCAATGTGTTGCTCGAGAAATTGTCCTTCCGCCGGTTCCGGTGGTGCGCCGGTATCAGCACGGTTAGTGATGTATGCCATCACCGTCTGGATATGCACCAGGTGATCATCAGAATCTTTCACCAACGCCGGGAAGCCCAACCGCAGGAACGTGATCTCGTTGGCCTGATCCTCCGCCTGGGTCGATTGCGTCAACATCGGGTCAATGTACAAACGCTTGACCAATGTCGCATCGTCACTCTCCAAAATCGTCTTTCGCAGTTGGCCTTGATCGATGTACGGATCATTGGCGAACATCTGGAACCGGGTGATGGCTTTCTGCATCAGCAACTGTTTGTTGACTCCATCCGCCGATCCGGTGGGCTGGATGCCGTACTGCTCATGCAGCGCCTCCTGCGGGATCTGCTCGGCGGTGTCCAGATACCAGTAATCGAGACTCGTCTTGTCGTACTGCAACAAAATCGACCAACTCATCCGGTACAGTCTTCCCAGCGCAATACGGAAGATTCTCATCCGTAAATCGCTGCTCTGCTGGTACAACCCGCCAATCGCCTGGATCTCTGTCGCCGTGCGTCTTTCCGAGTTTTGCAATGTCTGAGTCAACCCGAAATCCGGTGTACTCACACGGTTCTGCGCGATTTCGCGCATGATATTCATCTGCTGATCAAAGCTGATCGGGGGAGATTGCTGCGCCACCGGCTGGATGCCATACGGCAGGATGCTGCCAGGTGTCATGCGAAGATTGCCCGAGTTTGGCATGTCCCGCTCCGCCCGGAATAGTGGGCGATTAAAAACGGTCATCGCATCGTTCTTCTCGTTCATCAGCTTCGTCAGTTCAGCCTCGAAGATAGCCTGCAACTCGACCACGCCTCGCGATGAATAAAAGCCCGGGTCTTTGATCTCGTAGTTAAACGCGATAAACGGTGGCTTGCCGTGGTTATACGGAATCTTCATCGGCGGACGAAGATCAAGATCGGGTGATGTCGGGGAATAGGTGCAAATTAACCACTGCCCGTTGTCCGGGCAACGATGGTAAACCTCCCACACAATGATTTGATCGGTGTCTGGCAGCGTTAAGCCTTCGCGCTCGTACTTCACATAGTCGGTGTCCGACCCCCCGGAATCCTCACTGTAACTGCCCGTGATCAGCTTGACCGTCTCCGCGTCCTGCTTGAGATGCTTCTGCCGTTTGTAGGCATCCACCGAGTAAACGCTGATGTGACAGATCCGATCCGCATCTGCTATGTCCCGCGTCCAGGCCGGTACAACAAAATGCTGAGGATCGACCGTGTAATACTTCAGCCGTTTCGATGAGTAATCCCAAAGCACCTTCAGAATCCCGGTGCCACACATCAACATGGCGTCCACCGCCGATAGAACCTCAGTCTCCAGATTCGTCTTCTGCTTAATCCGATGATCGAACCACTGGGCGGCGGCAGTCGTGTACTCGGCTACCTGGGGTGTCGTAGGAATAAATTGTGCAATCAGGTCGGTGGCAAATAGCTGCTGGAAGTACGCAGGTTTCAACTCGCTGATCGTCGTGTCTACCAGCGGGAAATGAACGTCACTCGCCCCGGGCCACGGTTTGGATTTACGCCGCAACCCGTGGTGGCGCATCTCGTAAAACATCCGCTGGCGCGTGTCCCATACCGAACGATCCGCCAAATCCTGCAAAACGTCCGCGTTTAATTTCTCCCGATTACGCATCTAAAATTCGTTCTCCTCCTCCTCCTCCTCATCCTCCTCCACGCAATGACCCATCGCCTGCAACGCAAACAGCGTGCAGTACATCTGCAACCCGCCAATCAGCGCGGCATCGCTCAAATCGAACTCGTCCTGGTAACGCCCCAACAATGCCTCCAATTCGCCGCAGAACGCATCAAACTGTTTTTCGACGGTCATCATGGCGACCTCCTCCGTTTAGTGCGTAAAAAAACGCACCCGAAGTGGATGCGTTAAAATCGTCTTTTGGCAAATTATTCGTGCCGCGCTCTGTTGGTACTACAAATATCCCATCGCCTGGTCAATCAATCGCCGCGCTTCGAGCGGCTCCTCGAACATCAATCCCCGGGCCTGCTCCAAAAGCCGTTTCGCCCAGGTCAATTGCTGAGCCAACGTCAACGCATAGGTCGCCTGATCGATGGCTTCATCAATCAAATCGCCCGTCAACGGTGTGCGCTCCCATAAATTGCCGCCATGCTCCTGCTGCCCCGCCCGGTATTTCCGGTGGATCTGCTCGCTCACCATCTCCACGATGCCCCGCAGATGGTCTTCCTGTGCGTCTGTCATTCCAAACTCGCCTTCTCCAACTCGTACTCGTAGTCGATGATCTGCCGCATCAACGACTGCACAAATGCTTTTGACTCGGGACTCGCGTCATACGCATCCCGGAACCCACGCTCATTGTTCAGAATCAACGACCGGGTCGCGTCTAGCTTTCGCGGTGTCCGACATCCGGTTGTGAATCCAATCGAGCTTATCACGGCGACGATCAGCAACACGCGCCACCCGCTTGTCTTTTTCAACTTTTTTTCCATATGTAAATAGTTCTTTTAGAACCTCCAGTATTGCTTTGATTAGTCCAATGAATTTCATCCGGTGTTAAGTCCCATCGACTCGCGCAGCTTTGTGTCGCCAGCCCACTCACTCATACCAGCTTCCAGCACTTCATTCAAGTCCGGTTGTGTCCGTCGCTGCCATGCGTATTGATCCGAGTAACTCGCCAAACACATCACCAACGCATCACCGCGATCAGGCGAACTGAACCCACGCGCCTTCATCTCTTTCTTGCTCTCCAGGTTGAGTTTGCCGGTCTTTCCCGTACCCACGCGCCGAGTAGTCAATTGACTGTGTAAAATCTCGTCATCGGGCAGTATGGCCTCCATACGGTCGATCTGCCGCGCTGCGTTGAACCACATCTCGGTTCCACGGTTCATGTACCTGTCAGGCTCCTGCGCCCGCCCGCCCAGGTTCACCTGGTGGATCGGCCAACCCATCTCCGCCAATTGGTGGCACATCGGCAATCCCAACCCACCCGCATCCCCGAATATCTGCTCGGGCTTCAACCCGGCTTTCTCGAACTCCAACGCAAACCGCGCACAACCGGCCATCGTGTTCGCCTCGCGCCACGCAATCAGTTTGGCAATGCGATTACCAATCCTCATGCAAAACACACTCTCATCTCCCGCCGCCGCAAAGTCACACGCCGCCACCGTCTCATAACCGTCTTTTATCGGTGGATTATCCAAACACTGCTGCAAACTGTCCCACGGTATCACCAAGCCTTCGCCACTCGTCTCCTGGAACTCCCCGAAGATCATCGATTGAATCAACGGATGATCGCGCCCCCACATCTCCAACTGTTCGTCAATCCACGCCTGCTTGATGTGCGGACACTCGAACGCGGTCACGGTGTGAAGTTGCCACCATTTCTGTTCTTTACTGAATATCTTATAAAACTTACCCGTGGTTCCGCCAGGCGAACTCATCGCCAGGATGCGATTCGGCTGGATTCGCGCCACCGCTTCAAATAAATCCTCCTGAATCGATTTGCACTCGTCCAAGATAATGAAAACATTGCCGTGGAAGCCTTCAAATCGCCCAGGTTGATCAGTAGCAAAACCCAAGATCCGACTGCCGTTGTCCATCGTCAGATCGGTCTGGTTGATCTGCATCCCGAGTCCCGCCACTTTACTCGCCAGCGCCCGGATCTGCGGCCAAAGCTGCTCTTTCACCTGCCGATAAACGCCACTCGTTGTGATGACAATACTCCCCGGATAGATCAACGCATACCACAACGCCGCTGGCGCGGCTATCATCGCAGTCTTCCCGCTGCCGTTCGCCGCTTTCAACGCCACCCGCGCACCCGGTACACTTAAATCAAACAGAACTTTCTTCTGCCAATCGTATAACGGCAACTGAAAGTACTTCTCAGTAAAGCAATCGCAATCCGCGTCTCTCGAGGAGACTCGGGTCTTGGTTTCCGACCCAGCAGGTTTTGCGGACGGTTTTGGTTTCCCGCTCGTCTTTGTTTTTGTTTTGCTCATAATCGCCACACTCGAACTTTCTCACAAAATCTCCCATCTCATTCGTCAACCGATACGCCGCCACCACATCACTCTTCGGGTGGTAGGAAAATAAATAAAACGGACATCGAAACGATTTACTCGCCCAGCGCCCGGCTTCCATCTTGTTCCACCCAATCATCTCTTTCGGGTGATGGCCCAACTCGCACTCCCGCGCCTTGATCTCCGCCACCGCTTTGATCACGCCTCCCCGCACAAACAATCCGTCGAGGAACGAATACTGGTCGTTCGTGTAAACCCAACTGTCGCCCGGATGATTCGCCAGGACGATGTCTACACACTGCTGTTCTAGTCGATCTATCATTACACGCCACACATGCCTTCGCACTCATCGAGGAACGTCAATTGCCCCCGGTCTATATCCGAAGAGAGATCCACCTCCTCCAACGGTTTGCACTGACGATGGAGGTACATCTTGTCATCTACTCCCGCCCAACCGTTCCTCACCAGTTTGTCTATCCTCAACGCTTCGTCCCAACCGTTCTG